AGTAAGTAATGTCATTATATGGAAACATAAACAAAAGAAAGAAATCTGGGACTAGTAGAACTAAAGCAAAGTCCACTGTATCTCCAAAGGCTTACAAGAATATGAAGAAAGGATTTAAGAAGTGAAAGGTGTTAAGCACTACTTAAAGAATGGTACAGAGTATAAAGGTAAGACGCACAAGCATACGTCAGGTAGAGTTATGACAGGTGCAAAGCATACTCCTTCTAGTAAACCTCTAACCCATAAGAAAGCTAAGAAGTAATGTGGTCAATAATCCTTGCAACAATGTTAGCCAATGGTGAGCCTCAAGTTCCATTAATCATGTCTAGTTACAGTACGTTTAATAATTGTAGGTTGGAGTTATTACGTGTAGCTAAGATAGGAGGGTATGAGCCTGTGCTTAGTCCAATGGTAGGGTATTCAGTGGTTAAAGTGGAAGATGATAAAACTAGCACAGCATTCTGTGTAAAGAATATGCAGAGTATATAATGTGGTCTACTGTATCGGAAGTCTATCCCACCTACTTCAGTCCCTCACAGGCTCCACAAGGCTCTGTGCTGGTCGCTGAACCACAAGTAATACGTAGCTATGACTATAGACCAATACAGCCTCAGAAGCCACCATACGAGCTTACAGAGGATTACTATTCAAAGAGGTTATGGGTATGTTAGCTGAGTTAGCCATTGCCAATGCTGCCTTTGCAGTTATTAAAACTACTCTTGCTAATGGTAAAGAGATTGCTGATGCTGGATCTTCATTAACTAAATACTTTGGTGCAAGCCAAGCTATAGAGCAAAAGGCTAAATTAGGAACTGGTGATGTACTAGCTGCCTACCAAGCAAAACAGGCTATAGAGCGGCAAGAAAAAGAACTTGAGTGGATGCTAAACAAGCAGTCTATTCAGGGCTATTATAAGTATTGCCAGTTTAGAGATGAGTTTTTTAGGAAACAAAAAGCTTTAGCAGTTAAACAAAGAGTAAGAGCTAAGAAGATAAAGAGTAACGTAGAGACAGGGTTTTTAGTAACACTATTAACTGTTCTTTTCCTAGCAGCATTCGTTGGTATGTTAATTTATATAAAAGGGAATTTGTAAATGAATGATCGAGAGTTAACACAAGCAGAGAAGAATGAGATAGCTGAGTTAGCAGCAGACAAAGCTTATGAAAGGTTCTACCTTGCTGTAGGTAAGTCAGTTATCAAGAAGATAATGTGGATCATTGGTGCTACTGCTGTAGCTTGTTGGTTATATTTTAATGGGGATATATGATGGGCTTTGAGTTAGGAAAGAATAGTATTAACAACATGGCAGGGATAGATGATCGACTCATTGATATTGCAGAACTCGCTATCACGCTTAGTCCTATTGACTTTGGCATTCCCTCTTCTGGTGGGCTTCGCAGCATTGAAGACCAAGCTGCATTGTATACCTCTGGCAAATCTAAGTGTGATGGACGAACTAACAAATCATATCACCAAACAGGGAGAGCCATTGATGTGTATGGTTATGTTGACGGAAAGGCAAGTTGGGATACCCTTCACCTTACCACAATCGCCACTGCTATGCTGCAAGCATCCGCACAACTAGGCTATGAATTGAAATGGGGTGGGCTGTGGAAGAGTTGGCAGGACATGCCTCACTTTGAGTTGAGGGATTAACATGGGATGGCTCTCAGGATTACTCAGCCCTATAGCAAGTCTAGGCAACACTTACTTAGAAGGTAAGAACCAAGTAGCCAAGGCTAAGTCAGCAGCAGCTATTGTAGGCATACAAGCAGACGCAGATGTTAAGACAGCAGGAGCTAGGGCAGCAAACAAACTAGCTGATGATGGTCAGACACAGGACTTTAACTTAGATCTAGTAGCAATGAAGCAGATGGATAAGTCCCTGCTCGATGAGGTAATGATTGCCCTTCTGCTAGTTCCTATTGCAGCTTCTTTCCTTGGTTATCAAGAAGAAGTAACAGCAGCCTTTGAATCATTTGCAGTAATGCCAGAGTGGTATCAGTACTTAGTCATTGGTGTGTACGTTGTTAAGTTTGGTATGCGTGGTTTGCTAACTAAACTAGTCTCAGGAAAGTTAGGTAGTTTAAAACTAAAATAGTAGTCTATTTACTTTTGATTAAAAATATGGTATAATATATGAATTACTTAAATGCAGTAAACAAAGTTCTAAAGCGTTTACGAGAGCGTCCTGTCACATCAGTCTCTGATACTGAATACAGTGAACTCATTGGAATGTTTATTAATGATGCTAAACTTGAAGTAGAAGAAGCTTGGAACTGGTCAGCCCTCAGACAATCTCTAACTGTTACAACCACTAGTGATGTGTTTAACTACGAGTTAAATGGTACACAGAATAATGTTAGTGTTCTTTATGTAACCAACGTCACCTCTAATGCTTTCATGCAGTATCAATCTGCTGCTTGGTTTGATGACAAGTTTCTTTCAGCAACAGTTGCAACAGGAACACCTTCCAACTATTCTTTTAATGGTGTTAGTACTGATGGAGATACTCTAGTAGATATTTATCCTAAGCCTGATGGTGTTTATACATTACGATTTAACGTGGTTGCTAGAACAGCAGACCTTGAATCAGATGCTGATAAGTTTAATGTACCTTCTCATCCAGTAGTTATGCTGGCCTATGCTAAAGCTATTGAAGAGCGTGGTGAAGATAATGCTCAGACAGGTAACACAGCATTCGCAAATGCACGAGCACTACTGAATGATGCTATCCAACTCGATGGTAACAAACATCCCGAAGAACTGATCTGGACTAGCTAATGACAAAGCAATTACTCTCAACATCAATTGCAGCCCCAGGTTTTTTTGGTTTAAACACACAGGAAAGTAGTATTACTTTAGCCAGTGGTTATGCCTTAGAAGCTACGAACTGCGTCATTGATAAGTCTGGACGATTAGGATCTAGAGAAGGTTGGATAGACAGGACTACAGCGAGTACTGCTGTTAACCTTAAAGGACTACATGAGTTTGTAAACAACGCAGGGGTATCAGAGTTCATATCATTTGGTGATAACAAAGTATACTCAGGTCTAGCTACACTATCAGACATAACAAACTCTGCCGCTATCTCAGCAGACAACTGGCAGTGTGCTACTTTAAGTAACAGAGTGTACATGTTCCAAAGAGGACATCATCCATTAGTAAGAGAGTCAGGTACTGCTCTACAAAGGATTGACGCTGCTACCAATGCTGCTGGAACTCCACCTCAAGCTAATGCAGTGGTGTCTGCTTATGGTAGGTTATGGGCTGCTGACATTACAGGTGACAATCATACTGTGTACTGGTCAGACTTAGTTCTTAATCATGGTGGTGGTATTAGATGGACAGGTGGTACGAGTGGTAGCCTAGATATAGCTACATCATTCACTAAGGGTGGAGACTCTATCACTTCCTTGGCTGCATTCAACGGCTACCTAGTTATCTTCTGTAAAAACTCTATTGTTATTTATCAGGACTCAGACACAAGTAATAATCAAAGCTACTTAGTACCTACAGATTTAAGACTAGTAGAAGTTGTACATGGTGTAGGTTGTGTTGCTCGTGACTCAGTACAGAACACAGGTGCTGATATTCTATTCTTATCTAAATCAGGACTACGTTCATTAAGTCGAGTAATACAAGAGAAGTCTGCTCCTATTGGTGACTTGTCTGTTAATGTTCGTGATGAGATTACAGCACTAGAAGCTACAGAACCTGTTGAGAATATCAAGAGTGTATACTCTCCAGAACATGCTTTCTATTTATTAAGTTTCCCTACTAGCCAGCAGATCTACTGCTTTGATATGAGAGGTAAGCTAGAGAATGGAGCAGCAAGGACTACTCGATGGGCAGGACTATCTCATAGAGGAATGATAAGTACTACTGATGGTAGTCTATTGTTTGGTCAAACTACGGGAATAGCTGAATACACTGGGTATCTTGATGGTGGTGAGCTATATCGTATGCTCTACTACACAAACTACTTTGACTTTGAGCAACCTACTACTACTAAGATATTGAAGAGTGTAGGCATTACATTGATAGGTGGTTCTGGTCAGGCGTTTACAGTTAAAGCTGGCATTGATTACTCAGATGAGTACAGGTCTTACAATGCCACAGTTAAACAGACTGCGCTATCTGAATACAATGTTGGTGAGTATAACATTGCTGAGTATACAGGTGGTGGAGGTACTGATCGAGTTAAGCTATCCATTGGAGGTAGTGGATCAGTAGTTCAATTAGGTTTTGAAACAGAAATTAGTGGCAATGAAGTTTCTATTCAGAAATTTGATTTATATATTAAAACAGGCAGGGTCATATAATGAGTAACTATACAAAGTCCACAAACTTTGCAACTAAAGATTCCTTGTCAGCAGGTAATGCTCTCAAGCGTGTTAAAGGTGCAGAGATAGATGATGAATTTAATTCCTTAGCTACAGCAATAGCTACTAAGGCTAACTCAAACAACACAGCTTTAACTGGTGCTCCTACTGCACCTACTGCTTCAGCAGTAACTAACAGTACACAGATAGCTACAACAGCTTACACAACTACTGCTGTAGCTGCTGGTGTTGCTGGTATTCCTACAGTCACTCTAGGTATTAATGGCGTAGTGATTGACGGAGGATCATTAACTACTGGTCGTAGTTTATATGTAAATAACTCTGCTCCTTCTTCCAGTGATGGAGCAAACGGAGACATTTGGTTTGAGTATTAAATCTAAAGTATCAGGCACATGGCAAGACTCTCATCCCTACGCTAAAGTAGGTGGTACATGGCAACGTGTCCTTAAAGCATATACTAAAGTGAGTGGTACTTGGCAAACTTCTTATCAATGGGAATATGTATACACCTATAGCTCAGGTACACATACCGATCAAGATTTTGATAATCTAGGTCTTGATAAAACTAACAATGTAAGAGTTATTGTACCATCAGGTGCTATTATTATTGCATCTAGTACCTCTACTTATGCCATAAAAACAGGCACAGGGTATGGTGGTAATCTTATAATTGAAAATAGAGGCAGGATACTAGGTAGAGGCGGTAATGGTGGTAATGGCGGTACAAGTGGTAGTGGGGGTAGCGCAGGGGCAGCAGGTACAGCAGGACAATCTGGAGGAAATGCTATTCATGTCGAGTGTCCTTTATATGTTTATAGAATAGCTGACGTACTCGCTGGAGGCGGTGGCGGTGGTGGAGGCGGTGGCTCAGGTGGTGGCGGTTCTGGCTTCCCTTCCTACTCTAACTACTACGCTGGTGGTGGTGGAGGTGGAGGAGGAGCACCTTATGGTGCTGGTGGCTCAAGAGGATCAGGCAGTGAAGGCCGTCTAGGATCAGCAGGAGGGTCAGCTAGTCTTACATCAGGTGGTGGAGGGGGCGCAGGTTCTTCTCACAGTGAAGGTGCTGGTAGTGCTGGTGCTTCTGGTGGATCTGTTGGTTCTAGCGGTAGTGGTGCTTCTTCTGGTACAGGATCTTTT